TTCGGTCCAAGCATTTAATCCATTCCATGTCAGGCGTTTTTGGCTTGAAGGATGCGACCGAGCAGGGTCCAGTTGACGGACCAAGGCTTGATGGTTTCGCTTTTGTCGGGGCGGTTGCAGTTGACGCACTCCTTGCGGATGTGCAGTTGCCAGCGTCGGAAATCGATTGGTGTGGTTTTCATGGGTTTGGGGTTTGGTTGGTAAGTTTATAGGCTGACGCTGGGGGAGGTTTGGTAAGAACAGAGGCTGACGATTATACCCGAATGCGTATAAATTTTGGGTTTTTCTATAAATTATATCCGATTGGGTATAGTTTCAAACAACCGATACCTCCCACACGAATCGGTCAGGGTCTTGACTTGCGGTCCGAATCCGTTGGAGCGGGATAGCACATACTCGCAAGCATCCCCCTTGGCCCGGACCTCAATCACCTTCCAAGGGCGGTCGTTGGTGCAAGCGGTCAGCAGGAGCAGTAGTAGCAGTCGGGCCATGGAACAAATCTACACAACTATTCCACACTTGCGACCACTCGCTGAAAATCCTCAACGCTTCGGATTACCTCGTATCGGTAGCCTGCCTCTTGGACCACTCCCTGCCACCACTTCTGCAAGAGGGACTGCTTGCCCTTATTGGCCTTGAACTCAAGGAAGATGGCCCCTTTGTCCGATAGATAGGTCATGTCGGCCACTCCAGCGGTCAGGCCGATGCCTTTTAGAAAATGACCGTTCGTTCGGCTTCGTGGGTTGTTTAGGTTTAGGAACAACCGCCCTTCTTCGTGGGGCTTTAGGAGTTTGAACAACTTGACGCAGGCGGCTTGGAGAGTGTATTCGGGGGTCATAAAGGATACTCGTTTGCTTTGGTGTATGGCAGTTGACATTGGACTTGTGCGATTCCAAGGCTACCGTTCCTGTTCTTTCGGAAGATGACCTCCATAAGATCCTGCTCTGCATTCTTGTCGTGTTCGTAGGGTCTGTAAACAAAAGCGATTTTGTCGGCATCGAACTCCAGTTGCCCGGTTTCCCGAAGGTCGGACATGATAGGACGATGGTCGGCCCTGCCTTCGGTAGCCCGTGAGAGCGAAGAAACCACGACCCCGAAGACCTTTTGGCGTTTGCAGATTGCTTTGAGTTGCTTGGAGATGTTAGTCATCTGCTCAATCTTGGGCTTGGGCTTGTCAATCTTGGCGGGTTCTACGAGTTGCAGGTAGTCGAGGTAGAAACCAACGATTCCGAACTTGGCCTTGAGTTTAGCGATTTCGCCCTCGATTCGGTCGAGGTTGGCTTGATGCAGATCCACGATGTAGAGGGGCTTGCCTTTGAGTTGGTCAGCCTTTTGGGCCAAGTTCAAAAACTGCTCGGTGCTGATACGCTCGTCGGGTTTCAGGAATGCAGAGCCGTCCATCGTTCCAAGGTTCGAGAGCATCCGCTGGGTCAGTTGGTCTGCACTCATCTCCATCGTAAAGAAAACAACGGGAATATCGGCCATGGCTTGATTCATCGCTATTTGGAGAGCAAGCAGGGTCTTGCCCATTGCTGGCCTACCACCTACAAGGATGAACTCGGACGGCTTAAACCCGGTGCAAATGTTGTCAAGCGGTCGGATAAAGGTTTGGTAGATTTGGTCCTTGCGTCTTCCTTCCCGGACCTCGTTCATGTTGGCGAGAAAGTCCTTGGCGAGTTCGTGTGCGGATGATTCGGAGGCGTTGGACTCAACGGCTTGGATGGATTGATAGCGTTGGAAGGCTTTGGGGATGTCCCGGTCATGGGCAAGTTCTTCCATGATTCTCGCTTCCTCCCTCTCCTTCCAAAGGTCGTGCAGGTCGGATGCGTAGGTCTTCCAGTTGCTGACAAGCCCTGCTTCGGGGTCGATGCCTTCGAGCAGGACGTGGGCTTGGCCTTGGTCTGCGAGGTGTTTGTAGACGGTTACGACATCCACCTCTCGCTCTGCTTTGTGGAGGGATTCAATAGCCCGGTACAGGAGGACGTTGTTGCCTGTGAATAGGCGTTCGGGGATTTGGGTCAGGAGGACAGTTCGGTTCACGAACTTGTCCATGAGGCAGCCGAGTAACTTTCGTTCAGCGGACAACTGGTAAGGGTTCATCATCGGAGGTTAGGTTTGAGTATGCGAAGTTAGGTGTACGTTGGATGGCTTGATCTTCCCATCGCTTGCCGTTGAGGTAGGTGGAAGGATGCGGAACAAATTGAGCAGGTGTTTCGGAGTAGAGGCGTTGAATGTTGCTGACCGCCAGTTCTTGTTCGGCCTTGGTTAGACGTAGGAAGGAACGCTTGGCTCTTGCCTTGTCGGTCTTTCTTGGGAATGCTTTCCAAAACCCCTCGAACTGCTCACTCACATTTTCTCTTCTCTCCTCTTCTCTTCTCTCCTCTTCTCTATTGAACACAGGTTCAACCTCAGTTGAAGGTAGGTTCAACATAGGTTCAACGTGAGTTGGGGTTTCTTCAACCTTGGTGAGCCTTCGTTCAGCACTTCTTTTGCCTGCTTCGGACATCTTTGTACGGTGCAAATTGGCCTCTTCCCATTGAATATCAAGGAATTTGATGAAGACATACTTTCCATTGGTTTCGACGAGTTTGGTTGTGAGTAGTCGCTCCAAGTGTCCATCCCCCTCCAAGTGAGCATGGTCGTGAGTCATCTCACATTCTGCGTTCCAATACACGCAGCAAAGGCGTAGGAATGCGACCTGAACTTCGGCAGGTTGCCGTGATATTCTGCCCATCATCCAATCGGCTGGGGAGAATTTGAACCAAGATATTTGCTTCATAGCGGTAAAAAAAAACCCCGACTGGTCGCAGCAGCCGGGGCAGGGGTTAGTTGAGGAACCCTTTTATCTGACATCTACTTGGCTGCGACTTCAAGCGGATGCGTTTAATTGTAAATGTAGTACGCCTGCAAAGTTACACTAAAAAGGCATATCACCGTCTTGGGGTGCAAAATTTCCACCGCTGGTCTGCTGCTGGATCGGCTCTACTTTACCGCTGATGAATCGCTTGCCGTTGGATTCCTTGACCCACCCGGAGAGGCGCATCTTGGTTCCATCGGGAAGGACCACGTCGCCTCGGTAGTCCGGGCGTTTCGGGTTGTCGCCCTTGTCGTTTACGAACAGGGTGAAGGTGTTGGGTTGGGGGGTGTAACTCATGGGTTTTTGGTTTGGATTTGGTTAGGGATTAGTTGGTATTTGCGTCCGTTGTGTTCGATGATTTCGAGGGGGCGGTTGTCAATAATTTCACCACATGAATTCTCATAGTATATTTGATTACCTTGCGAATCGTATTCATATTTACGCCAGCGTCCATCTGAAATTTCATAGTATATATCGTTGCCATTCTTGTCTTTAATTCTAAGGCTGCCATTGGCCTTAAAGTCCCAGTTCAGCCATTGGCCGATTGTTTGTCCGTCTTTCATTGTTCTTGGTTTTTGGTTTTAATTGAGTAAGTGCAAAGGGTTCTCTCTACGACCTCTCCTGAGGCCCGTAAATCCCTTATGATTCGGTAGGTGGCCCCTTTGCTCGTTCCAAGAATATCTTGCAACTGAGAGGCTCTGAGAGGCTTCTGCGATAATAACCGCAAAGCCTTGATGGTATTTATTACTTGCTTCATCGGAAAGATACGGCTATGGACGCTTTGGTGGCCTTGGCTGAACATACTGGAACCTGCTCGCCCGTTGATTCGTCAAAGATAGCCGACTTGCCCGCTTGCCTGAACGCCATCTTCAGCAGTTCCTCTCTCGCTTTCATTTGTGCTTTGAGGTCGGCATATACTTCGTCTTCCTCGTAATTAGGCGTTAGGCTCCCTTCCTTGAGGGTAATCTCCGCTCCGAAGGCTTGGAAGGTCTTGCCGTGCTTTGCTGCTTCATCGGCTACGGTCTGCTCGGTGGCCTTGATGGTGGCTTCCAAAGCCTTGACGATGGCCTTTAGTTTGATGTGGGCCTCGATGGGGTTGACCTCTCCGTCGTTGATTCGGTCGGTCAGTTGCTGGGCGATTTGGGCGATTTCTGCCTTGCAGATGTCGCTCTTGGGGATGGTAATTAGAGTCGGGTAGGTCATGGTTTGGATTTGAAAGATTCAAAAAGAAAGGAAAAAGCACCAAGGTCAGCGTAACCCAATACAAGGCAAAGGTCAACTGCATCGCAAACTTTTAATTGATTGACATAGTCGGTTTGAATCAACACTTTAAAGAGGGATTCTCCTTCTCTTGGGTTCTTCTCCTTGTACTCAAGTAGTTTCTTAAACTCCTCGGCATTTATTTTTTCAAGTAGATTCATGATTTCGCAAGTTGGTTTTGGATGAATTGGATGCCTTTCTCGAATCGGGCAGGGGTCATGTGGTCGATGTCCTTCATGAACTTCGCCTGTTGCTCCTTTGGGAGTTTGTCAAGCAAGGCAAGGAAGTCGGCCTTGAGGGTTGCGGTGGTCAGTTCATCGTAGGATGGAACCAGTCCGAGTTTGTCGTTGAGGTCCCCAAGGTTCTGCTGAGCAATCGCCATCTGCACCTCGTTGGACGATGCGATGCTCGTTTCGATTCCGATTCCTATACAGGCCAAGGCACGGCCCCAAGCGGATGTTTCGCAGTTCTCGACATAACTCGTCTTGTTAATCATTGAACTTGTGCGGTCCTCGGATGCGTGTCCAGTTGCACGGATGCGACCCTCGTTGTCCCGGATGACTGCACGGACGCAGCAGCGGTCGGGTTGCAGGTCAATGAGTTCGGATTCCAACGACCAGCCAGCGTAGGCCGATTCGTTGCGGAAGTACAGGAGGCGTTGGTTGACTTCAACGTAGTCCTTGCCTTTGATGTTGGTGGTTTTGAATTTGTGCATGGTTTTGAGGTTTAGTTGGTTAGGATGCTTTTTCAATTAGTACAACTTTCACGGATTGGCCTTGTTCAAGGAGTTCAAATAGGATGGTGGCCATTTCTACTTTGCCGCGACAAATTTGAGCCATGCCTCCACCCCATGTCAATTTATAGAATTTTTTTTTCATTGCAGTAGGTCAAAGATTAAAGCGAAGATGAAACGCCCGAAGAAGGCGATGCCGGTCATGGTTGCGAGCAGGATGTAGCCCGTTACGAGGGCTGCTTTGAGTTTGGCTTGGGTTTCGTGGTTCATGGGTTTTGGGGTTTGAGGTTTGATTGTAGTATTTGCTTCATTTTTTGAACGATTAGTTCCCCAATGTACTTTCGGCAGATGTCAGCGGTTTGCAAGCGATTAGCAGCGGCATCGGCATTGGTAGCGGCATAGGCAGCGGCATAGGCAGCGGCAGGGGCGGCTGCATGGGCAGCGGCAGCGTAATAGGCAGCGTCAGCGGCATAGGCAGCGGCATCGGCATAGGTAGCGGCAGCGGCATAGCAAGCGTCAGCCTCAGCGACAGCGGCAGCGTCAGCGGCAGCGGACTTGGCAGCGTCTAACTCTTCACGGGTCGCTTTCCCTTCACCAAAAGCGATTGCAATGTCAACCGCCTTTATGCTGCGCTCGTCCTTCATCAAGTGCCTAACCGTGTTGGCACAATGCCCCTTGGCAAGAATCAGCGGTTGCAGTCCGATGTCGCATTTTTGGGCAAGCCATAGGAGCCAATCTCCTCGGTGGCAGGTTGCAACGAATTCTTCTATGGTCTTGTTGCCTGCCCACTCAACGGTAGGCTTGCAAGCATTTAGGAATTGTAAGTTTTGATTAAAGGTCATGGCTTGATGGTTTTGAGGTTTGAGGTTTAAAGAATGTCGTTTTTAAGAAAGGCCGAGTTGTCATATACAAGTAGCGTATTTTTCTCAAGGCTACCATTGATAGACCAAATGTTTGCAAAACTTTCGGAACTTAAAAGTTCTATCGCTTGCATTGGCTCTTTGTCGTCGCATCCATCTATTGCAATAGTTGTGTAGTGCGGATTAGATGCAATGTGGTTGATTAGTTGAAGGGTTGTTAACATGGGTTTGAGGTTTGGTTTGTAAAGCAAAGATAATGCAGTCCAATCTATTTTGTGCCACCTCGTAGCAAAAAAATTATTCATCCCCCGTTTTATTGCGATTTGAGGCTATTTCCATACATTTGTACAAACCTAACCCATGCCCGAATACCACTCCCTGCGACCTGCCAAGGCCCTCACGAACGCCTTGGAACGGCTGATGATAGCCATCGACAACGCTGATTTGGAAGGCAACCACGCCCTGCTACTCGAATACAGGAAAGCCTGCGAGTTACTGGGGTATGACCCGGCCATGGCTCAATGGGCAGGGACCAAGGAGGTCCACCTATCCAGCGGTCCCAACGTTGCCGACCCTGTTGCGGTCAACTACTTTCACAAACTAAACCCCGAAGAATGAGAACCATCACCCACCTCGTCGTCCATTGCACGGCCACGCCGAAGCATACGACCATCGCCAGCATCCGTAAGCATTGGAAGGAGGCCCTTGGATGGAAGTCGGTGGGCTACCATCGGATCATTGATTCGACCGGGAATGTAACGGTCTTGGCTCCTGATAGTGCCATCACCAACGGAGTGCAGGGCCACAACGCTACGAGCCTCCACGTCAGTTATATCGGAGGCAAGGACAAAGATGACCGAACTATCGGCCAGCGTCAAGCGATTGCCGTGGTGCTGCTTGATTGGCTTAAAAAGTACCCTACCGCTCGGATATGCGGACACAGGGACTTTCCGGGTGTAACCAAGGCTTGTCCCCAGTTTAATGCTGAAAAGGAATACGGCTACTTGTACCTAACTGCC